CAGCAGAGATTGCTAAGAGTATTACAGGAAAAAGAAGTTATGAGAATGGGCGGAAGCAAAATTAAATATACAAGCAGTAGCAGAGAAGTACCCAGATTTAAAAGCTAATGAAAATTATAAGCAACTAATGAGTGAGTTGAGTATAACAGAAAATATGATTGCACAACATAGAGAAAATTATAATATGCAAGTTCGCAATTACAATAAATATATAAGAAAATTTCCAGCAAATTTAATTCTAAATAGTATGGGATATGAAAAAATAGAATCTAAATATACTGAATATAAAGCAAAAGAGGATGCACCTCAAAATTTATTTGATTAAGAGGTGCACATATGAAATTTAAAACTTTTGAAATAACTAAGAGAGAATTTTTAGTGAGCATAATAATTGCTTGCATGATGATTGTGCTTGGATTTTTCATTGATGATAAAGTTCAATCAAAATTTTTAGAAGATAATGAAAGATATTACAAAGCAACTAAAATAAATAATGACAAAGATCTCTTTGATTATGCTATGGAAACAAGTGCGGGAGATTCTTTGATAAGTGGAAGATTTAAAAGTGTAGATTCTGTATCTATAGAAGAATTAAAAGGGGACTATTGGTTTATAGAAAGAACGGAAGAAAAATACACTATGCATACTAGAGTGGTTACCACTAAAGACAGTAAAGGCCATTCACATAAATATACTGAAACATATTGGACTTGGGATTACCATGATTCAATAGAGAAAAAATGTAATAAATTTAATTTCATGGGTAAAGAGTTTGATGCGAAAGTAATTACTAATTTATCTAAAGAGAGATTGGCATTAAAGAAAGATATATTTAAAAATAATAATCTTAAAATAAAAGGTAATTATGCTTACATTAATAATAAGAGAAGGTACTATTATGAAGTTATACCGAAAGAATTTAATGGTACTATGTATGCTAATTTAAAAAATAATACTATAGCGAATCCAGCTGATAAAAACATAAAAGTTTTTAAGGGTGAGTCTATACAGAATGTTTTAGAAAATAATAATTTTAATACAGGGTTTTTTAAAGTAGTGTTTTGGATCATCTGGATATTAATAACTACAATCATTATATATGTATTTTATTATTTAAAAAATGATTGGCTTGAAGATAAATAAAGATGTAAGAGGAGAAGATCAGGTATGAAATGTAAGGTGTACCATGCTATTAAAAATATAAAAGATGCAAATGAGTTAATTGATAGATTTGAAACGGAAAATATATTCTTTGAATTAAATGACATAGATAATGAAAATGTCTTAAATGGAGAAATGAATTTAACTGATATAGAAGATATTGCATCATTGCAATTTATATTAGATGGAGATTTATTTATATTTAGTAGTTGTGATGAAATGATATTTATGAATAAATACACTCAAAAAGAGTTGGGACTTCAATAAATGAATGAGGGGAGATACTAAAGATGGATTTAAAGTTAATTAGCAGTATACCTAATTGGAAGGTAGAAGATCAGTTGGCAAAAATTGATGAAGAGGTAACTGAGTTTAAAAATGCTATAGATACAGGAATAACTAAAGATATAATTGCAGAAGGATTAGATGTTTGTCAAACTATTTTAACAATGTTTCAAGTTTTAGAAATAGAAAACTATATTACTGAAGGAGTAGAGACACATAATAAGAAACTAAATGGAAGAGGATGGGATCTCAAAGAAATAGGAGACGATATACTTAATTTAATTAAAAATTCAATGATTAATGAATTGATTAATATGAACAAGAAATTAAAATGCCTTGATGAAAAAGAATTTAATGCAAAAATACAATTTTTAGATGTAGATAAACTATGGAATTTGTGCATGCCTTTAGTTAACTTAAGTACTATAAAAGGAGTTAATGAAAGCATTGATGAAATGAAAATGGGAGAGTTTCTAAAAAATATTAATTAAAGTAAGGAGATAATATAATATGTTGATAGAAGTAACTGAAAATAATAGAGAATTAAAAGTAGGAGATATTGTTGAAATTAATGGTGGTAATAAGTTATATATGATTCTTTCTTTAAAGGAAACAATAGGTGGGTATGTTATTATAAATATGCAGAATGGATATGGTTCATTTGGTGCTTATAAAAGTTTAAGTCAACTAGAATTAGACTTGAAGGTAAGAGGTTATAAATTATATAGTTCTGATGATTACAAGTTGCAATTAGTGCCTAGAGAATAAGATATATTTCAAAAAAGAAAAAAAGGAGCATTACTTCACGCTCCTGCTTGTCAAAATTCTAAAACCGTCATCACAACATCATTATAACATAATTAGGAGTGTGAGGTAATGCAATCTAGTAAAAAAGACAATTTGTTTAGTAGTGCAGAAGGTAAGTTATATGATTATAAAAAAATAAAAGCGGAAATAGAAAAAATAGACATTGATATGCAGATGATAAAAAACGACTACAGAGGATGTAGTGGAGTTGAAATTAAAGAAAAGACAGGCAAGACATATGATATTAAAAGTGTAATTGAAATAGAGACTGAAGAAAAAGAAAAGAAAATTGCCTTAAAAGAAAAAGAGAAGAGACATAAAGAGTTGATAATAGAAAAAATAGATAATGCAATGAAAATATTAAGTGAAGAAGAAAAAAAGATAGTACAGTATAAATACTTTTCAAGTAGCAGGACATCTTGGGAATATGTTGGCAGAATGATTGGTTTTTCAGCGAGTAAGTGTAAGCAAATGAGGTTTGATATTATAGATAAGATAAAAGGATTGCTATAAAAATGTCCGATTTGTGACGATTTTAAACCGATTTATGTCTGTTTTGTGTCTAAAAAATGTCCGGTTTGTGACCAATTTATGTCTGTTTTGTGTCTTTTAATCATGATAAGATTGTATTGTGAGAAAAATATATTTAATAAAAATGGCTTGGAATTTACGTTCTAAGTCTTTTTTATTGTCTAGAGAGGTGTTGAAGATTAAACGTGATATAACAGAAGAAATTTCAAGTGCTGCATATGTACCAGACAATCTAAAGTATTACGACAATGTAATGAAAGAAACTCCTGGTATGTATGGAAGAGAATGTTCTTTAGATTTTATAAAGAAAAAGCAAGAAAAACTCTTGAAACTAAAAAAGAAGGTTAAGAAAAATTATGATTCTAATATTAATAAGATAGACTCATATCTAAAAATTTTAGAGAAAAGTATAATTGATGAGTCTGATCACGTTGAGTTGGTTGTATTTAAATTATATTTGCAATTAGAAAATGTTGTAAAAGTAACTGAAACTGTAAACGACTTAGGATTTAGAATAAAGACTAACACTTATGCAAGAGAAAGAAAATATAGTACAAATGATATAACCTCTATAATCACAGATCCTTTTACTGATGTAGTTGAGGACTTAAAAATATTAGTTCAAGAGAGGCAAAGAAAAAATTATTATGGAAATAAGGAGTGTTTTTAATGAATGGAAGCACATAGTGGACAAAAGGTTAATCCCATAAAAGATATAGAGGATGTATTTAGACTTTTAAATTTTCTAGAAGAATGGAATGAAAGAAACTATTTATTAGCCCTCTTTGGAATGTGTACTGGACTTAGGGTAGGGGATATATTAGCACTTAAAGTTGCAGATGTAACAGACTTAAAACTCGATAAAAAAGGAAATAAAATAAGAGTATCTAAGGATTGGATTAGAGTTATCGAAGAAAAAAGAGACTATAATAGAGAGGTTTTTTTATCTGATGTAATAAAAAGTGCTATAGAAAATTATACTCAAGATAAACCAGGAGAAGAATTTTTATTTAAAAGTGGCAAGAGGAAGAAATTTAATAGACCTATCCAAACAAGACAAGCAGGAAGAATAATAAAAGGAGCAGCAAAAAAGGTAGGAATAAAAGAAAATGTTGCAACACACTCTTTAAGAAAAACATTTGCAAGGCATATTTATGATGAAGAAGAGAATAAGACTTATGCATTAGAACTTATAAGGAAGATTCTAGGACATAAGACAATAGAAATGACTAGAAGATATATAGGAATAGATAAGGATGAAGAAGTAAAAGCAATAACTAAATTTACTAATAAGTTAAAGAAAAGAAAAAGAAATTAAAATATCTTGTATTTTATCTAAAATTTAATATGTTACGTTTTTCAACAACAGGACATTATTAGAATGCAAAGAGCCTTAACAATAGAGTTTACAAGGAATAGAATAGATTTATTAAAATGTCTGAAAATATATATTAAAGGTCATTTATTCAAGGGATTTATAGGGATGTAGATATTTAAATGTTTATTTAGAAGCTGAGTAAAGAGGTGATTAATTGGATGTGAATGAAGTTGAAATAATCGATAGTAGCTATGAAAAAGGTAAAGAGTTGACAGAAGATCAGTGCAATATGGTAACTCTATTGATTACAGGTGCTACAGTAACAGAAACTGCCAGAATTATTGGAGTAAATAGAAAAACAATCTATAATTGGATGAATAAAGAGCATGTTAGGAAAGAAATGGACAGACGGAAACAGGAGCTAACAAACCAAGGAAATTTAATGATATTAAAGGATTTAGATAGTTATATCAACAATATCAAGGAATTAGCTAGTGACAAGAGCGATAAGAGGGTTATGTTGGCAGCCAATCAGTATCTTATAAATCGTATATATGGAACTCCTACAAGTACAGTTATACAAGCAGAGGATAATAGTGTTGGCATGGGTATGGATGCAACAGAGATAGAAGCAGCTATAGCTAAGATAAGAATAAGAACAAGCAAGAAGTAATTAGATATGAAATAAATCCTGCAAGAATATGTTTTAATTATGTTTGAAATCAATTAAAGCAAAACATATATTATATATATATTTACTTTAATAATTAAATCATATATTGTATTTAACTTTAGTTATAGCTAATTTAATAAAATTTAGTGAGACTTAATAATTAAAGTTTCATACAGTGAAGTGATGTGGATTATTATAGGATATGTGAACCTATTGGAAATGCTAGGTTCTTTTTAACTATGCCGAAAATACATATTTAAGGAATAGTTGAAAGATAATTAATAATTCTAATCAAAAAAATATTTCTTGCAAGAAAATAATTCAAAATACTTTAATATATTTATTTTTTTTATTAATAGGGGGTGTCCTTCTATTTTGAAAAAATTATTTTTTATGGAAAATGAGTTCTAGAAATTTTCTAGCAAAATTTAAAAACCAGAGATGTATTTCAAAGAGGGTGATTTTATTAGAGAAAAATTTACATTGTTTATTTTATTAATTGCATTACTCACTGAGCCTAAAAAAATAGAAGAAGTAAGAGGAAGTAAATACGAGTGGATAATCTAGAAAGAAATATACAATTAATATTTAGTTATCTAGCAAAGACTTTTATAAGAAATGGAGCATCTATAAAAGATGCTGAAAAAGAAGCAAATGAGATTATAAAAGCCAATTCAAACAATCTTTGGGGAGTTAATGGTCTCGCTTATCAACTTGGAAAAATAAACCTAGAATTTTTCTGTATGTATTTTATGCAAGACACATATTTACCAAAAGAAGATAATGCTGCTGCTCCTATAGCTAAAGTTCATCATGAGCTATGGGAAGATATACAAGAATCTATAATTGGAGATGGTTCACAGCAATTAGGAAGAATTTATCCAAGAGGGACAGGTAAAAGTGCATTTGGAGATTTAGCGACAACTGTATGGTCGCATTGCTATAAACATAAGACATATACTTTGATTTGCTCTGACATAGGATCTACAGCAGAGAAATTTGTAAAAGATATAAAAAATGCATTACTTGAAAATGAGTATATTAAAAAAGCATTTGGTGTCCTTTTAAATGATAATGATAGAAAATACATTTGTAATAGTACTCAACTAGAGCTAACAAATAAAACTTTTATTGAAGCTATATCATCTTCATCACCCATGAGAGGAAGAAAATACAATAATAACCGTCCAGATCTTATCATACTTGATGATTATCAGTCAGAAGAAAATGTTAGAACAGAAGATGCTAGAGAGAAAAAATTTAAAAGATTTTCTGATGATGTAAAATATGCTGCTCAAAAACCAGTCATAAGAAATGGTAAAACTATAAAAAGAGGAACAACTTTTATAGCATTAGGAACCTTACAACACAAAGAATGTTTTTATAGTAGACTAAAAAATTTACCAACTTGGAAGTTTAAATGCGAAAAAGGAGTTTTAGTTGATAATGTAGATGAATTATTTAATTCTGGTTTATGGCTTAAGTTCAAAGAGATCTTATTTGATTTTAAAAATACAAATCATCTTGAAGATGCTAAAGAATTTTACTGGGAAAATGAAAAAGAAATGAAATTCCCTATATTATGGCCAAGTTTTTGGGATTGTTTAGATATGGCTCTAAGTTATTATGAAAATCCAACATCTTTTAAGCAGGAAGTGCAAAATGATGTCAATTCTATAGGAGAAAAATGGTTTAAAACTGTTAGAACAGAAACTAGAGAAGAAATTGAATCGCATACTTTTAAAAAGACAATGCTGTTATGTGATCCAGCATCTGCGGGTGGGTCGAAACATGACTATAGCGCTTTTCTTGTTGGAAGTGAATCAGAAAATGGTTTACTATATGGAAGATTGGCAGAACTAGCTAAAATAAATGCTAGAACTGATTTTGATAAATATATAGACCATATGATTTATTTATTAAAAGTGTATTCAGATATAACACATATTTATATAGAAAAAAATACATTTAATGGCGCAGATGCCAACCAATTAGAGTTTAAAATAAAAAATGATAATGTTCTTAGTTATAGAGATATAGAAATCATTAATGAGCAACAAAAGAAAAATAAAGATGATAAAATCTCTACTTTAATACCTGTTTTAAGCAAAGGCCAAATGATTTTTGCAGAAGAAGATAAGGAATTTATACAGCAAATACTTGATTTTACAGGACAAAAATACTCTCTACATGATGATGCTCCGGATATATCATCGGAATTTATTAATCGAATTAACAACATAAAAGTTTCTGAGACAGTAAATATCTTTGATAGAAAATTATTAGGTTTTTAGTTGGGAGGTAATTTATTGGCTAATAGATCAAAGTTTGAAGAAGTTCAAAAAACTTTAACTAAAAAAGGAAAGAAGTTCAATGTTGGAATAGGAAAAGATGAAAAAGGATATTTTGCATATACTCATAGAGCAAGGAGTAAAAGTTATATTTCAAAGCAAGATATTCCAATAAAAGTTTTAAAATTTATAGAGTCTACAGGATAGGATGTGTTGTTAATGGAATTAGATTTAGACTTAATAAAAGACATATATGACGATTGGAACTCTAATAAATCCGAATATGATACTATGTATAAGTATTATAAAGGTGAAACGGATGCTATTAGCAACTATAAAATGGTTACCAAGAGATCTAATAATAAGATAAACACTAATTTCTTAAAAAAGTTTATTAATGAAGAAGTCGCTTATTCTCTTGCAAATAAGATTACCTATACAAGTAGATCTGGTGATGAGAAGATTATAAATGATTTAGAATACTATACTTGCCATTGGAGTAAAAAACATGACTCAGATTTATTGAGGTATGCACTATTATTTGGGCTTTGCTATGAACTTTACTATGTAAAAGATGATGAAATACAAGTAAAGATAATCAAGCCAACAGATGGCTGTCATTATGAAAATGAAAATGGAGAAATAGTATGCTTTATTAGAGAGTTTACCAAAGGTTTCGAAGATGACACGTATGTAGATGTATATGACAAAGAATATATATATCATTTTGATTCAAATTTCAAAGAAGTTGAAAGTCCTACAGTAAACAATATATTTGATGGAAATGTTCCAATATCAATTTGCAAAAGAAGTGAAGAACTAGGAAAAAATACAATATTTAATGATATAAAAGGGTTACAAGATGCTTATGAAACTAATTTAAGTGATATAAGTAATGAAATTAGTGATTTTAGAAATGCTTATTTAACCTTTTCTGGATGTAATATTAAAGAAGATGATTTGCCAAGGATGAAAGAACTTGGAATACTTCAAGTTAATGGAGATGGAAAAATAGAGTGGCTTATTAAAGATATGAATGATACATTTGTTCAAAATACACTATCTTCAATAAAAGAAAATATGTATGAAATTACATCTCATATAAATCACAATGAAAAAATGCAAAGTAATACATCAAGTCTAGCAGTTATAGCAAGATTAATCAGTACAGAATGGATTTGTAGCCAAAATAATGATAGTATTGCAGATACTTTATTTAATAGGTACAAATTATTGTGCATTTGGCTTAATAAAAAATATGGTTTTGACTATGATTATAAAGATATTAAGGCTAAATTTACCCCTAAGATACCACGTGATGATTTAGTTGTAGCAAATATATTAAGCCAACTTGGAGATAAATTATCTACTGAAACTGGCTTATCTCAACTAAGTTTCATTGATAATCCTCATGCTGAAATAGAAAAAGCTAAAAAAGAACAGGAAATAGTTTCAGAGGGAGAGATTTTATTAGATGAATCAAAAGATTATAACTAAATTGACTGAAGATATATATAAATCTGCTGAAAATAGGACAAAACCATTTTATAAGTATCAAAGAGAAAATAGGGATAAACTTTTATTAGAAATAGCAAAGATATTGCTAACACACGATATTATTAATGAATACTTAAATATTAATAATAAAGATAAGAAAAATCTAAGGTCAAAACTTAATAAAATTATAAATGAGTATTCTAATAGTTATGATGAAGAAGTCAAGGATATAGAAACTATTTTATCTGATTCATCTAAGAATAAATATTCAAATTTGATAATTTTATTAGGAGTAATACTGAAGATAAAAGATGTTAGTAATATAAACAATAAAGTTATAAATAAGATAGTGAATAATAAGGTTGATGGAAAACATTGGAGCGATAGACTCTGGAAGAATAAAAAAGGTATAGAAGAGTCCTTAAAAAAAGAAATAAAGAGTTTTCTAAATGGAAAAACTTCTGTAAATAAGATAGAAAAAGCAATAAGAGATAAATATTCAACAGGTGCAGGACAAACCAGCAGACTAATAGAAAATGAAGTTGCCAGATGTCAAAGTGAAGTAAATGAGTATTTTTTCAAGGTTCAAGGGATTATAAAAGTAATGTATTGTGCAGATTTAGATTCTCGCACATGTAGTGATTGTTCTATGCATAATGGAGTGATATTTTATGTCAATGAAGATAGGCCCTCTTTGCCAAGACACTGTCACTGTAGATGTCAATATATACCTGTTTAACATGTATTAATTAATTTAATAGGTGTTTTTATTATGTCTAAAAAATATGAGGTGAAATATGAAAGTTGAAATATTAGGAACAGAATATCTAGTGATAGAGAAACTTGAAAGCGAAGATGTGCTATTAAAGGAAAGAGCTGGATATTGTGATCACTCTGTTAAGGAAATTGTTATAGAGAAAATAAATTCTGAAGAAGGTTCATTGAAAGATTTAAGTGTATATAAAAATGAAGTTGCTAGGCATGAAATAATTCATGCATTTCTTAGTGAAAGTGGATTGAAGAGTTGTAGTTCTTGGGCTACAAACGAAGAAATGATTGACTTCTTTGCAATTCAATTTCCTAAAATAGTAAAGGTTATGGATAAAATAGAATGTTTGAATTAAATTTTCAAAAAGGAGAACTTTATACATGTTAAAAAAAGAAGTGTTGGAATTACTAAAAGAAATAGAAGATGATGCAGAAATAGATTCATTGCTGCAATCAACAGATTTATTCAAATCTGCATCTGATAAAAAGCTTACAATAGAAGAGTTTAGAGAATTAATTAATAATGATGCAAACTTTAAAGCTATTATAGATAATGAAAAAAATAAATATCACAGCGAAGCACTTGAAAACTTTAAGAAAAAAGATATGCAGACACTTATAAGTGCTGAAGTTCTAAAAAGAACTGGAGCAAATGAAACAGAAGAGCAAAAAGCAATAAGGGAATTAAGAGAAAGCCTAGACAAACTAAAAAAAGAAAAGCAGTACGCAGAAAAAGTTTCTAAATATAAAGATATTTTAGTTGAAAAGAAAATACCTACAAACTTAATTGAATATCTATTATCTGATGATGATGATAAAACAAATGCAAATATAGAGATATTTGAAAATTCAATGAAGCAATATGTGCAGTCAAAGGTAGATGAAAGAATTAAAGATGGTTCATACGTTCCACCTGGCAAAGATAGTGCAGGTTCGCTATCAGAAATTAGAAAACAAATAAAGCAAGGGCTAAATAGTCTTTAGTATAAAAAAAGAAAGGATGATTTTATAAATGGCTAATGTATTACAATATGTAACACTTTTTCAACAAGAACTAGATATGCAGGTAACAGTTGGCTCAACTACTGGATGGATGGAGAAAAATGCTGGTCAAGTTAT